AGCAAAAACAAGCAGTTACGATGGATTCCACCATCCGCCTAGTAGCAACCATTTTTCTTATTAGCCTCACGCAGCAAATAGAGGTCTGTAACAAGGCGCAGCAGCAGGGACCATACACTCTAGTTGACTATCAAGAGAAACCCCTAAACATATCGAGAATCCAGATCAAGGTTGTAAAAACTTCTGTGGCGACGAAAGGGCTCAACTTTCACATTGGGTACAGAGCAGTATGGCGGAGCTACTGTTACAACGGAGGTTCTTTGGATAAAAACACAGGCTGCTATAACGATCTCATCCCGAAATCTCCAACAGAGTCAGAGCTGCGTACCTGGAGCAAGTCTCAAAAGTGCTGCACGGGCCCAGATGCTGTAGATGCCTGGGGAAGTGATGCAAGGATCTGCTGGGCAGAGTGGAAAATGGAACTTTGCCACACTGCCAAGGAGCTAAAGAAATATTCAAACAACAACCACTTTGCCTACCACACGTGCAACCTATCATGGAGGTGCGGCCTCAAGAGCACTCACATAGAAGTGCGCCTTCAAGCAAGTGGGGGCTTGGTATCTATGGTAGCAGTGATGCCAAATGGAACCCTCATCCCCATAGAAGGCACCAGACCAACATACTGGACTGAAGACAGCTTCGCATACTTGTATGACCCAGCAGGAACTGAAAAGAAAACTGAATCAACATTCTTGTGGTGCTTCAAAGAGCACATCAGGCCAACAACTGAACTAAGTGGTGCTGTGTATGACACACATTACTTAGGTGGAACTTATGACAAGAACCCGCAATTTAACTACTACTGCAGAGACAACGGATACTACTTTGAATTACCTGCCAACAGGTTAGTATGCTTGCCCACCAGCTGTTATAAGAGAGAGGGGGCCATTGTCAACACCATGCATCCGGACACCTGGAAAGTCTCTGAGAAACTCCATTCTGCAAGCCAATTTGATGTTAACAATGTGGTACACTCACTGGTGTACGAAACAGAGGGACTAAGACTGGCACTGTCTCAGCTGGATCACCGGTTTGCCACTCTCTCCCGACTGTTCAACCGGCTCACCCAGAGTCTAGCCAAGATTGATGACAGACTGTTGGGAACATTGCTCGGCCAGGATGTCAGCAGTAAATTCATATCTCCCACCAAGTTCATGCTCTCTCCTTGCCTTTCTACACCAGAAGGGGATTCTAATTGCCACAACCACAGCATTTACAGAGACGGCCGGTGGGTACACAATTCAGACCCCACACAATGCTTCTCGCTCAGCAAATCCCAACCTGTCGATCTGTATTCTTTTAAAGAGCTGTGGCTCCCCCAGTTGCTTGACGTGAACGTAGAAGGTGTGGTGGCAGATGAAGAAGGCTGGAGCTTCGTAGCCCAAAGCAAACAGGCACTCATAGACACTATGACTTACACTAAAAATGGGGGCAAAGGTACCAGTTTAGAGGACGTGCTGGGATACCCTTCTGGATGGATAAATGGAAAGCTTCAAGGGCTTCTTCTGAATGGAGCAATCTCTTGGGTGGTTGTCATTGGAGTGGTGTTGGTTGGGGTGTGCCTAATGAGGAGAGTTTTTTGAAGAAAAACTGCTTTGATTTCTCT